TCGACGTTCAAGCCGCTCGGATATTCGTCTGGTTGTAAAATCAGCGACAAAACAGAGACTGGCGAGCGTGCAACAAAAGAGGAGAGTTCGCGGCTGTGGAAACAGAAATATGTGAAATCTCTCGCGGAAACCATCACGGCTGACGGCTTTGTCTATGATGAAGTGGGTGCCTCAAAAATCGGTTTCCCCGACCTCAAGACCCTTTGGCTTAGCGCGTCGGTTGTCAAACTGCGCTACAAATATCGTGACGATAGTGGAACCGCCTACGAGGGTGACTTCATCATCACCTCCTTGGATCATGATGGCCCGGCAGATGATGACGAGAAATGGAGTGTCACCTTCGACAACAGCGGTGCAGTGGCACCCGTGTCAGCTGGAGGCGGTGGAGGTGGCGGCTAATAACAAGGAGGGTAAGCCATGACTAAAATCGAAATCAACGGGAAGGAATACCCTTGCCGCGTCACTATGGGCGCGATGCTGCGCTTCAAGCGAGAGACCGGGCATGATGTCAGCAAGATGGATCCGACCGATGTGGCAGAACTGGTCACATTGCTTTGGTGCTGCATCGTCAGCGCGTCGAAAGCTGACGGCGTGGAGTTCGGCATAGAACTGATGGACTTTGCCGACATGCTCGACCCCGAAACCCTCACAGGCTTCTACGCCTCAATGGAAAAGGAACCCGCTGACCCTGAAAAAAAAACGGGACAACAGACATCCTGACCCTATTCGGAACTGCGGTGGGGTGCATCGGAATGACAGTCGACGACTTCTGCCGGTGTACCCCATCCGAGTTCAGGGCGGTGTATGAAGGTTGGGCAGAGGCAGAGAAACGCCGCGAACGGGCTGCGTGGGAACGCGCCCGGCTGCAATGCACCTGTATGTTGCAGCCCTACAGCAAAGACATACTGGAACCGCAGGATGTGTTCCGTTTCACATGGGAAAAAAACGAGGACGATTCCGAGAACCTCAGCGCAAAAGAAATCTGGGAAAAGTTCGAGAAAGTCAAGAAGGAGCAGGGGCTTCAATGATATTCTTCTAATCCACAAAAAGCAAAATACATGTCAGACAACACGGTAAGGCTGAAAATCAAAATCGATGACGACTTCAAGACCGTTGAGGCCAATGCCGACGATTTGCGCGAAGCCATAGGGCAAGTGGTCGATGAAGCCGGAAAGGTAAACTCGTCGCTCATCAACAGCAACCAGATTGCGCAGGCTTTCGAGCAGGTGAGCGCGTCGGTGCAGGCTCTCCAGTCTGTAATGCACGACCTCACGGATGCCTACGCGGTGCAGTCCGCAGCTGAAGCAAGGCTGGAGCAGGTGATGCGCAACACAATGGACGCGACGGATGATGAAATCAAGTCCATCAAAGATTTGGCTTCTGCCCAACAGCAACTCGGCATTGTTGGCGACGAGGTGCAGTTGAGCGGTGCCCAGGAACTGGCCACCTACCTCAGCAAGAAGGAAAGCCTCGAATCCCTTATCCCGGTGATGAACGACATGATAGCCCAGCAGTACGGCTATAACGCTACCACCGAATCAGCGGTCACCATCGCCACCATGATGGGCAAAGTCCTCGACGGCCAGACCGGGGCTTTGTCGCGTTACGGCTACACCTTCACCGAGGCCCAGGAACAAATCCTGAAGTTCGGCACAGAAGAAGAACGAGCCGCGACTTTGGCCGAGGTAGTCGAACAAAGCGTGGGCGGAATGAACGAGGCCTTGGCCGCCACACCTTATGGCCGAATCGTCCAAGCCAACAACGCTTTTGGGGATTTGAAGGAAACCATTGGCCAAATAATGGCTCCGGCAATGAATGTAGTGGACGGCATTGCTCGTATCACCATAGCAATTGCTGGAGTGGGCAAAGGTGTGGCAACTATTAAGGGGTTGGTGGCTTCAATCAAATCCATGACCGTTGCAACAAGGACAGCTACAGCTGCCCAACACGGCCTCAACGCGGCCATGAAAGCCAACATCTTCATAGCTGTGGCATCGGCGGTGGCGGCACTTGTCGCCGTTATTGTCAAACTTGCCAAAGAGAGCCGCGAGGCGGGTCAGGCCACTGAAGAACTGGCCACGGCCACTGAAGCCTACAAAAGCGTGTCCAGTGAGGCCAAGGCCGAAATCGACACCGAAATTGACGCTTTGAAGCGACTGATGGATGCGGGGAAAGACACCTCTGATGCCGTCCAGCATCTAAATGAGAAATACGGTGCAGCATTTGGCTATTATAAAACAGCTGCTGACTGGTACGACACCCTCACCAACAAGAGCATGGCATATTGCCGTCAACTCGGCTACGAGGCCAAGGCAAAGTCACTGAGTGCACAACTTGGAGCATTGATTGTTGAAAGGGATGAATTGAAAGAAAAAATCGCATCTCATGAACCCGACTATGAATTGAATGACATGACGGGTGAATATTACGATGCGAATGGCGGTTCTCTAAATGTGGATGAAAAGAAGCTGTCCAAACTTAATGAAAAGATAGCCTCAATGGAGGCTGAAATGAGGAAAGCCTTTGATGAAGCCGCAAGAGCATCCGACGAGTTGAATTCAAGTGCCGGGGAAGTAGTTCAGACTATTACTTGGGAAGAAATGAGCTACGCCGACCTCGGCAAGGCCATAAACGACCAGAAAAAGAAGGTTGAGGGACTGATTGGAGTTGACGATGTGGCTGCCAAGGCAGAAAAGGCCACATTGGACGCAATGACGGCCCGATACAACGCTTTGGCAAAGGCATACGGCCTCGCGGCCAACCAATCGGGAAAAGCGGCACAAAACGCCGAAATTGTAGGTGCCCGCGCCAAACTGGAGCTTATACCAGAACTAAAGCCCATCGAACCCGGCCAATTGCAGGAAATAGCCCCTACATTGGCCATGTACAACGCCCAGATCCAGCAACTCCAACAGATGCGCCTTCATGCCACGAAAGAGCAGCTCCCGGCCATAGATGCGGAGATTGCCCGCGTGAAACAACTGAGGGATGAATTTGAAGGCGTGACCGAGGAAGTCCAAGAACTGGCGGCCACACCCATGCCCAAGTTCAGCGACGCATGGAGCGGCATCAAAGGCATCGGCAATTCAATCCGCGACATCACCGATGCGCTTACTGAAAGCGAGGACGCATGGACAACCATCACGGGACTTGTTGACGGCTTCATCGGTCTGTTCCAAGGCATCCAGCAAGTAGTCGAAATCATCAACACCGTAACAGCGGCCACCGAAGCGATGGGAGCAGCCAAGGCCGCATCATCGGCGCAGGTCGTTGCCGGAAACACCGCCGAGGCCGCATCTGAAGGCATGGCGGCCTCAGCCAAGGTGACGGCAACCGGGGAAAAGGTGGCCGCCGATGCAATAGAGGCCACGGCGAACACGGCGGTGGCGGCCACGGGAGCGGCCAGCGCAATGGCCTCAATCCCTTATGTCGGCCCCATCTTGGCCATTGCCGCAGTTGCGGCGGTTCTGGCTTCGTTGGCAAGCCTTCCCAAGTTTGCTGACGGCGGCCTCGTTTACGGCCCCACTTTGGGTCTGATGGGCGAATACAGCGGTGCAAGTTCGAACCCTGAAGTGATTGCCCCATTGAACAAATTGAGAGCCTTAATCGGTGAAGGCGGCGGCGGCAAGTCAGAAGTGAAGTTCCGTATTGAGGGCCGCGAACTGGTGGGAATCCTGAACAAGCAAAACAACATATACCAACGGTCGAAATGAGTTACCAAATCGCATATACCACCCATTTCCGCAGCCTCGACAACACGCTTTGGGATATTGACATCTATATTGATAATTATGCTGCCCGCCCTTTGGAGATTTGTCTGGAGGGTGACGAGCCTTGTGTCATTGAATGGCAGGAAACGGGAAAGATGGATGTGGTGCAGTCGTCCACATGCACCTTGCGTGTGTCGAATGAAAGCGACCGCCAAATGATGCAATTGATGAACCACCCCAATGCAGCCGTTCTCGTCAGACGAAACGGGATGTGGTATTGGTTTGGTCTTTTGGATGATTCCATCTATGAGGAACCGTACAGCTTCAAAAAAGCCTATGTGACCGAGATTATCTTTTCGGACTTCGGATCCCTCAATCGCATCCCCTTCACCCTAACCGGCAAACAGAGCGTTTGGGCCATCGTTCGAGACTGCCTTTACCCGATATTTGGCGACATCGGTTTCAATCTTTATACCTCGCTTCTTGAACCCAAAACCCTCCAACCCATCACGCTGAATATGCTCTACATCAATGCCGACCGTTTCAAGTCCGACAGCGAATCATGGGACAAGATGAAAAGCAAACGCGAAGTGTTGGAGGAAATCTTGCGCCCGCTCGGATTGCGCATCATTCAAAAAAACGCCCAACCATACATTTACGACATCGAATATCTCCGCGACCACGACAACTTCCACAATTATCCCGTCTGGAAAGGAACCGATGCTTACCTGAAGGGCAGCGAAACTTTCGGCTGGTTTGAAGTGGCCTTTGAGCCTGATGCTGATGAGACGCTGGCCGATGGGGAAATTGACTACGACTTTTTTCCGTGGTGTGAAGATGAAATATACTTTGTCGGATGCTACGATGAGAGTGTTATACCCACCAGACTGAATATGGGGTATTACATTCAGGCAGGTTCTTATATAGGGCCTGTGCGACCTGTTGACATTTCCCCTAATGCAAAGTTTTTCCGCACACGCCCAATCCTTACTGACGGTGCCAATACTGGTGTTGGTTGGCGTATCAAATGCATGACAATAGACCATTACCAAGGGTCTGCCCCAATATTGGCCGAGCGCAATCTTGTTAGGGGCAATGTGGCGGGCAGCATAGCCGAAACAGAAACAGTGCTCAGCATTGAAACCGGCTATCTTCCAATAGTGCCTGACCGCGACAAATACCAGTTGCGCGTTAATCTTGATTTTATACTCAGTTTCAGGCCCAACCCATTTGACAACCCACCAGATGAGTGGGTCACACAGCAAAACTGGTACATAGGCTTTGAAAAAGAATGGAGGGAGATGAACAGATTCGCCATAATGGTTCCTGTCAAACTTGAAGTCCTCAATGATGCTGGCACCGCTATCTACCATTACAAAAATGCCGATTCGGAAGATATACACGTTCCTGAAACTATAGCTATATACCTCGGCAAAGTGTCCCCGCTCGGCATTGGGAATGGTTATTGGGTTTCCGGCGCGGCATCAAGTTATGGTGATATGTTCCTGGCATATTACAAGGACTATAAATACGACGACGAAGACAGGGATCCATTGGTGACGAAAGGCGGGTGGACTACAAACCGCATCGCACTGGCCAAGAAAACGCAGATTGCGAGTACCTTGTACCGTGTTCGTGCTGATGGGGAATACCTTCCGTTGCCACCTGTAGCAGGCCGATTGAGGCTCACCGTCGGCAATGGCGTGTTCCTGTTCGATTTCAAACTGAGCTGGCATGTGTCATTTCTCCTTTCTGGGTTCACCCAGCAGATGTACCGTAACCCGAAAATTACATTGGTAAAAGACAAACGCAGGGATGATGAAATCAACACGGACACCCAGTATGAAAGGGACATGATAAACCTTTATGCAGACCATTTGGACGAGACGGTAAAGGCGGGATGCTGGAGTAAAGGCATCGCGCCATCGGCACGAGGGCTGCTGTTCAACTCATCGGGTGTGGTTTGGGAAAAATTCATCAAGAACGGCTCTGCCCGCACCTTGCAGGAACACAGGCTGAAATGCATCGAAGACCAGACCTTCTTCACGCAACCCGTAATTTCGGGGACGGCTGAACTGTCCACGGGCTTCTGTGCTTACAGGGAATGGAACACACCGGGCATCTTCCTTGTCACCGCGCTCCGCCAAGACCTTCACGAAGACTTGGAGAAAGTGACAATGGCCCGCATCGCCAATGTTGGTGGGTTCGTCTATGAGTTCTCATGGAGCGACCCATTCTGCGCCGAGGAAGAGGAACCCTACAGCTACGAATGGAGCAGCCCCGTATGTGCCAAGGAACCCGGCCCGTACAAATTCTCATGGAGCAAAGGTGTTTGTATCATGCAGTACATCTACACGCTCGAATGGGAAGAAATGCAAACCTACGATTAAACAACACTTAAACACCAAATAAAATGGCATACCAGAACACAGGATACGCACGAAACAAGACGCTCACCGTCACGAAAGGCGACTACTCTCAGGATTACGACATTACTGAAAGGTTCACCGACCCTTCAAACGCCACAGACTACGACACCCTGACCAACCAAGCCTTCCAACGCCTCACCGAGGCCGAATACAATATACGGCTACAGGCATTCATCCGATATGTCTATTCACTTGAGGACGGGCTACAGACTGATTGTCCTGACCTCACGATTGGCAGCGTGGAATACAACCCGACAATGTGTCCTGTGCCCATACATGTGGAGGTTTCCGAAACAAACGAACAATGAATCTAACGAGCAAACAAACTTAAAACACAAACATCATGGCAAACAACCCCAAAGTAAAAGGCATCAAGTACGGAAAGATGAGTTCCTATCTCCAACAGGAAATCGATCCCGACATGCTCTATTTCATCACTGACAAAGGGCTGCTTTATCGCGGACACGAAATCGTGGTGCCTACCAAAGTCATCGACATTACACCGGGAACTGACGGCAGCAACGCCTACTACACTTTCAGCATCGAAGCCTACGCCGACGACCCGGCGCATCCTGAAACCCTAACCTTCGATGTGTGGAGCAAAACCGCCGTCAGTACCATCATCCAGACGCTGCAACTTGCACTCACCAACCACACCAACGCTACGGCCTCTGATACCGTCAAAGGGCACAACTGGCTCAGCGATGCCATCGACAGCAACCTCAACGCGGCCACAGGCGGAACCGCAGCCACACCGTTGGCCGTCAAAAATGCCTTGGCCGCCGCCAACGCCTACACGGACGAGCAGATAGCCAACCTCTCGCAGGGAATGCGCATTATAGGCACTTATGGCCTTGTCACTGACAACCCTGACGAGTCCAGCCCGCTCAACGAGATACCCGCCAGCGAGGGCGACACCTACATTTGTATCAGCACTATGACTGGCGTGGCTTATGTCAACGCCGCTGGCATAGCTGTAAACAATGCCAGCCTCAACCCCGGCGACTACATCATTTGTGTGCAGGCCGCCGTCACCGATGGCGCAAATCCACCCACCGTCACCACATCCGCTCGCTGGACTATTGTGGCCAATACCAACTCCAATGTCGTCACCACCAATGAGACGCTCACCGACGGCTCGGTCATTGTTGGCAATGGCAATAAAACCGTCCGCAAGCTCGCAGGTGGCAGCGCGGGCAATTTCCTGCGCAAAGGCTTAAACGGCAAAGCCGAATGGTACAACCACATCAACCTTGACCACGGCATAGCCTACGGAGTTTGCGAAACGATGCCCGAACCACAGGCGGTAATGGAAGTCGAAATAGAAGGCATCATCATCCAGCCATACGCAATTATAGCCGTCAATTTCGCTGCCGGAGTGGATGGTGAATCCGCACTGGACATCAACGAGACCCGTCCCGTTCCGATTATTTTCCACAATGCACCCATTATGCACGGCATCGTCGAAAAAGGCGACACAGCCACTTTCATGTATGTGCCTGATTTCATGCTGAAGGAAGAAAGAATCGCTGCATGGGTTCTGATTTCCATTGACCGCGCTCCAAACAACACCCCATCCAACCTCAGCGCGTTCACAAACGACATTCAGGCTCTCTTGGTCTGCACAACGGCGGGCGGCAATAATTCCAAGACTATTACAAGGAACGACATCACCATCAAGGCAGGCAGCGTGTTCGCCGTCCGTTTCAACAACGCTGTCGGCGCGGGTTCAACGCTCAACATCAACAACGGCGGAGCCAAGCCCATCAAGCACCGCAACGCCAACATCACTGCCTACCAGATCCGCGCCACCGACACGGCCACCTTCATCTACGACGGCACAGCCTATCACCTGCTTTCTATTGACCGTGCTATTGACACCGCGCCCACCGCTGGCAGCCATAGCCTTGTTGACAGCGACGCTATTTATCAGGCCATTCAGACCGCTGTAACTGATTCCACGCTCTTCTGGGAGGAGATGTAGTGATGAACGGAAAGGTGACATGCGTCCAAATAGCGAAGGCGGTCTTCAACGCCCTCGACCACAAAGATCCCGACACGCTCTACTTCGTCGATGCCGACAGCCAGAGCATGGACGACGCGCAAGTCTATCTCGGCGGGAAACTCCTCGGAATAGACCCTGCGGTTCTGGAAGCGATGTTTCAGGGTGTGGCCACCTTGGACGGCAGCGTGGTTCCCATCACCGGGGCTTCATCCACGACATCCCACAGTCAGGACATCTCACTCGCCACGTTTCAGGGTGCCACGTTCTTTGAGTTGAACCTTCACGCCACGCTTCAGAACCTGGGCCAGTCGGCAGCCAATGTCGAGGTGTGGATGGAACGGGGCCACTATGAGAAAGTCGAAAAGGAGGGAATTGTGGAAACCGTATGGCAAACGGACGAGCATATCGCCGCCACTCAGATCTTCATTCCCGTCTATTCCGGCCACAGCCTGAACGCGACATGTTGCGCCAGCATAGCCGGACAACTTGTCGGGCCGTACCAAGCGGAACCGTGTCCTTATGTCCGGGTCTGTTTCGCCGCCACCGGCCAGATAACCGTTTGCTCTGCAACGCCGCAGAACAACCTTCCCAAAGCGACCGCACTGACAATCCGCTGCTGGACTCCAGTGCTGTCCGCTTAATCCAAAAGAGGCGGGGCCAATAAAAACGGCCCCTGCCTCCAGAGTCAGGCCCTTACCCCTGACAATGATAAAGGTGCCACAACACCACGGCAGAGGCCGTAAGCCTCTCGGTGTTGTGGCACCTATTTGTTTATAAATGTAAGGGACTGCAAAAATAGATAAAAAACGACAACCTAAAACATACAAAGATGGAAAACAAGAAGAAAAGCTACACCTACCACCCGCAATACGGCATCGTGGTAATGTGCACAGACGAGCAGAACCAGATCGACACGTTCAATCGTCTGAAGGAATTGAACCTTGGTCTTAAACTTAAAGTTGTAACGGTATGAAAATCGAAATCAACCACACCTGCGAGGACTTCACCAGCTACAGGGCAGAGCGCGTGAAATCCCTCTTCAACGCCGAAACGGGCTACCAATGGCAGCACACGGCAGAACTGCCCATCGAGAACATGGACTGGCAAATCGGCCTCATCGTCGGAAGGTCGGGAAGCGGGAAAAGCAGCATCGGAAAGGCGATGTTTCCCGGTGTCCCGCTCTACGACCTTTATGCCGGATGGCACGAAGACCGTCCCATCGTCGACGACATCTGTCCCGATGGTGACTTTGACGCGGTGACGGGCGCACTGTCAGCCGTCGGCCTTGGCGATGTCCCGGCATGGCTGCGACCGTTCAAGGTGCTTTCAAACGGCGAACAATTCAGGGCTGGGCTTGCCCGCCTTGTTTGCGACAAGCCCGAAATCGCCGTCGTGGACGAGTTTACCAGCGTAATTGACCGACAGATCGCCAAGATAGGCGCGGCGGCCTTTGCGAAGAGTTGGCGGCGTGGAAAAGGCAAAATCGTCCTGCTCACTCCGCACTTCGATGTGATTGAATGGTTGCAGCCCGACTGGGTCTATAACACAAACGAGGCGCGGTTCTACACCCGCGACTGCCTTCGGCAAAGACCTGAAATCGAACTCTCAATTTATCGGGTTCCAGGAACGCGATGGAGTTATTTTAAGCCGCATTACTATTTAGACCTGCCCATGCCCATTGCCGCGCAGTATTTCATCTGCTTTGCCGGTGACGAGCCTGTGGCGCATCTGGCGGTCTGCCCCATGTTTCAGGGCGGACACTACCGGGCAACTCGTCTGGTGGTCTTACCAGAGTGGCAAGGGATAGGTGTAGGCACGGCCTTCCTGAATGAGGTGTGCCGACTTCATCTTGAAGGGCAGGGACGATGTGGACGCAAATACACCACATTGTTCCACACCTCGCATCCGCAACTCTGCCGTGCGCTACGCAAGTCGTCCAAATGGGTGCAGGTCAGCGGTGCGCTGAAATTCGCCGACAAAAGCAAGTCCATCAGGACGCTTGACCGGGCATCAAGCAGACGGGGAATGAAACACGGGAGCGGTGGCTTTGGTGGTCATTTCAGGGCGGTACAAGGATTTGAATATATAGGAGACCAGGAACT